GCCATTTTCTTCGCAAGCCTGCAATGCTAAATCCATCATCCCATGAATATCTTCGGGTGTACCAGTTCGAACCTTAGTTTCCTCTGCCATTGTGTCCTCAATTTTTCTTCGGGCCGGGTAATTTCCTTAACACTTTGACCGTTTTCGCACGGAACTTGTTAACAAACTCATCTAATGTCTTATGGCCATGATCTATGTCACCATCGCCCAACCATGTCACATCTTCCGGGTCAATGACATATTCTCCACCAGCAGCGACGATCTCTACGCTAGGGTCACTTGTAGCGCCGCCTTCAGCCTTTCCGGGCATTGACTGACCGTATGGAGCAGATGGCGCACCATAAGGGTTCTTCCCACCCCCATAAAGCGGCCTGTTGAAGATGCTTTTAGCAACACGGAATCCCGCAATAGTATTGCCTTCTCCCATAGCTGAAATAATGTCAGCAGGGATTACATAGGCTCCTGACGGGACATTCATTGGCAGGTGATCTGTGCGTCCAGCGACTGCGCTGTGAATCGGCCCAACGTGTATCTTGTTAGCTTGGGGTGCAACTGGCTTTTGTATAAATGCAGGCGTATGCCCACCAAATGCACGATGCTTACGAGCCGTGCTAAGGGCAATAGCTACGGCTTGTTTTTGGGGGCGTCCAGAATCAACAAGCTCTGAAATGTTAGAGCTGACAGTTTTCCGTGAAGAACCGGGCTTAAGGGGCATTAAAACCTCACGAATAACTTATGGATACGGCCTGTCCCGTACCCGGAGCAACAACAATGCCATTTGAAACAGGCATATTTACAATTGTAAGTCCTACAGTCATAGGAATCTTAAATATAGGGCTAGAGGTAACGCCAACAGCATTGGCATCGTAAATCGTACCACTTGTAGTTCCCGGTGTCGTAACGCTTACCACAGCTATGCTTCCAGATCCCGATTTAATCAAAGTAGTAGCAGTAATATTGGCATATGTATAGGAAGCGCCGGACGCAGAGAACCTGTCAAGTTTGTTGGAAATGCCGTTAATGGCAGTAACAATGTTTTTGGCAGTTGTTAAAATGTCATCTAATGAGGCCACGTTAAGCTCCTGCCTTTTCTTCCAGCACCTTAATGCGGGCTTCCAATTCCTTAACAGTATTAACAAGCGCAAAAATAAGCTCACTTGTATTCACCGTTTTGTAAGCCTCACCTTCAAAGTCATGATCTTGTACCATGCTAGAGAATGAAGTTTTTTCAATGTCTTGAGCAATAAACCCGACAAATTTGCGGCCATCATCTACAGTTCCGCCCTGCCCATTGTACTGGTAATAAACAGGCTTCAAGTCTGCTACGTCTTTAAACCCGACTGTGTATGGCTCAATATTCTTTTTTAACCGCTCATCAGACACGTTTGTCCAAGCCGTGAAGCCAAATGCGTTGGCCGCAGTTATTCCAGATCCAAGCGTAAATGAGCTTGTTGTATAAATATATGCTGTGGAGCCCCCAACAGCGCCAGCCATCTGACTACCGTTGCCATAGATTGACGTATTGCTGGCAAAGTTAATGCTGCCATATCCACCGCTATATGTGTACGAGATGCCGGGTGAGACAATAAAGCTAGTCCCCGTCACACTGCCGCTAGATTGTATATTACCAGCATATACAGTTAGCGCAGACCTGAAGGTAGCAGCACCACTCTCGAACTTTAGACAAGCGGCTCCGCCTGTAGCACTGTTGAGATATAAGTCTCCACTTGGATTGCCATAAACAGATGTGTTGGACCCTAGCTGGACGCCACCATATGGACCAGACTGCGACCAAAGATACGCATATTGTGTACCTACAGTATTTGCTGTCCCAGAACCTGACCATATAGCAGAAGATTGGATAGTCCCGCTGGCAGACAAGTTTACGCCAGAACCTAATGTAAATGTATATGTTGACCCAGAACCACTTGCAGCCCACATTTGTGTAGATGAACCGCCGCCAACAGTATCAATGTTAGCAGTCATAATGGGGGTGGAAGTGCTGCCATTATAAGATACTGAGGCATATTGGCTTAGATTTAAATTGACATATGTGCCAGTTTGCCAGAAAGCAGCCTTGCTGGATGGCGAAAGAGCAAAGCCGGTAGAACCGGATGACCCGCCAGTACCAGATGTCTGGATTAAACCGCTCTTAGGATCGCTAACCGTCCAATGGGACTGGGTAGATCCATTACTTAAGCCGCCAGTCAAATTGCCTTCAAAATTACAGCCGGAAACATTGAAATAATCAGCAGTAGTTCCGGCGATTTCGATGCCGTATTTTTGGTTTCCGTAGCCAGCTATGTAGGAGCTCATGCCAGCATTGCAGTTGGCAATGGTAAAATACTGCGTTCCTGCCGCAATATAAAGGCCGCTCTTAGCGCCGGAACCGGCAGAATACGAGTTGTTTAAGAACGAACAGCCATCAAAGATAAGATCCTTAGAAGTGTTATTAACGTAACAACCTTCAGCGCCACTAACGGCAAATTGGCAATTTACAAACGATGCTTCGATACAATTACTAATTGTAAGGCCCGGATAACCGGATGAAGTACGGCCACCAGAGAACCAGCAATTTGTAAATACAAGATTCTGGCCATACTGGATGTATGAATCAATTCTACCGCTGTCGTAGAATCCATTTAAAAAATAGCAATGAGCTGGGCTCCCCAAATATGTTGGGGCAGTGCCTGATCCATTTGCTGTGCCGGTAATAAGCAACGGGCGGTTATTATTATAGAACTCGCCGTCTTTAATGACGCACCCTTGAGTATATCCACCGTTCAGACAAATTGCAGCACCGCTTAAAGTTCCAGATGGATCAACATTTAAAACTAGGTATTGGCTTAAGGTGACATTTGCAGACTGATTTAAATAAACCCCATACCGTTTTGTATTGCTTCCAACTGTTCCAATAAAGATATTGCTGTAAAAGCAACCATTTTCCCAATTACTTTGGATAGCATCGTAGGAGTTATAGACCGCAAGATTAGTTACAACGGTATTAAATACTTGCGTATTAGCAGCACCGCCCGCACCTTGTGACAAAAAGCCAGACGTATTGATGGCTCCTTGTGTCGAATATGTCAAAGTCAGGTCTAAAAAAGCATTATTGCTGGCAGTATTTTTGATTACGTTTTTAGCTGTATTCGATTGCTTTAGAATAGCTGTTCTGAACCCAGCACCACGCAGTGTGATATTAGATACAGAAACTGCAATTTCGTCACTGATAAGGTATGTCCCATCAGGGAAAAAGACCGTTGCGCCACCATTTGTAGCTGCATATGCCGCAGCAGCCGTATAAGCTGCTTGGATGGCAACAGTGTCATCCGTAACGCCATTACCCGTAGCACCATACACAAATACGTTGAACCACCCGGCTTGCCCTGCGACCAGAGCTGCAAAGTTGGCATCTAGGTATGAATTACCAAGTATGTACGGGACATTAGCCATTAGTATTTGCCATCAGGTTGTAGCCTATAGCGCACATTACCAATACGCCAAAAGCTGCCTATATCGCTGCTAGATATACTGATAGACACCAAACGCCCTCGTATTCGAGGCGTAATGTATGTTGTAGCCTGAGTCATAGTGAAAATGGGCGATGATTGCGGCGTTTGACCGGCATAATCAGTATAGAAAAACTGAAGCTGAACTTCAGCGTTCTGTGTGCCGCCAAAATAACCCCACTTAAAATCAGGCCATACTTGATCTATAAATGTTTTTAAATCGCCTTCCTGCATGGTAAAGTAACCAGTGCGGAATGATGAGTTCATTGCTACAGCTACGCCGTTACTATTAACGGCATCCGGGGATGTTTCGTGCTGTACGAGATAGCTGCCAGTGCTGCCGGGAAGGACTCCAGCCCCAATAGGCGGGCCTAGAACGGATTCATTTATCCATGCGGTGCGGGTAAGAGTGCCGTAGTCCCACTTTTGCAAATTAACATTGTATTTAACGTAGTTTGTAACTTCACCACCGTTTGATTTGCTGGGGTAATACCAAGCAATTTCCCCAAACCGTGAGTTAGCAGCCACGCGGATTCTCTTTAATGCGGCAGCAGAAGTATCTAGATCTTGGAAGATTACGTCCCAGATTGGGCAGACTACTGGCTGAACACCATTGGGGCCAAGCATATAGAACTGGCTTGCACCCATCCAATACACTATGCCGCCAAGAGAAGTTGCAGCCTTTTTAGCTATCAGACCGCAACCAGTAGCAATTTCGTTGAACTGATAAACGTAAGGCAAACCAACGTACTGCATGGCCCAAATGGCAAGATCTGTCCAAATCAGGCCCTGTTGAGGACCTTGAATGCCACCAATAATTTTTGAGCCCTTTGGGACACGGTATTCGCCAGCCTGATTGGTGGGAAGCGCAATCCATGAATTGTAATCGTTAACGTCACACCAACGGATCAAAAGCGGATCTTGGATGCCGTTATCTGTTGATCCATACGCAATGATTTGCCGTTGAGGCATAGCAGTAAATATGCCTTCGTTAACAGGCGGAGATTCAGGAATAATGTTAGCTGTTGTCTGCCCGGATATAGGCGACCAGCTATATACTGGAGTAAACGGAACATCATCAATCGTTGTCTCATGGCTGCAAGCAAGAAGAATCTCGCCCCAGTTATCTAATGTCCAGTCTGTAGATGGGATTTTGTCACCAGTTCCGGGGGTTACTCCACCACCGTTACCCGTGCCGTAAATGCCACCATCATAAGTTCCGTAGCCATATCCAGTGCCAGAAACCGCACCGCCAGTGCCCTTGCTGTAAATATATCTGGCATTACCGCCATTCATGTAAGCAGATGTCGATGAAGTCGCATTTGATGCTACTTGAATATAGAATGTAGTAGATGCAACGCCACTGACAATGTAATTACCAAAGATAGTAACGCCGCCGACCGTTGTAGAAATCAAAGCTGCAAACGTGTCGCCATTAATATATGTATGATTGTTAAGGGTCACTGTAACCACACTACTGCCGCTTGTAGTTGTATATTGCGGTACAGCGCCGCCTGCGCTCACTGTAGAAGTTGCTCCTAATGGAGCGCCCAGCACGTTGGTGGCAGTAATAGAATATTGTGTGGAGCTGATATTGGTGCACGAATAAAGGCCAGAAAGAATCAAGCCACCAACACTAATAGGCGTAACAATATAAACGGTATCAAGAGAACTAACATTTGCCGTAACTGCATCTGTAATAGTTACAGTTGAGGATAAGGCTGTTGTTGATAGGGCAACAGTTGTATCATCATATAGCGTTGTCGGTGTAATTTCTTGTGAAGTAGCACCAGTAAAAACAGCAAGATAAGATACGTTCGCTGTACTATTACCCGTCCCCACCGCTAAATGAGAATTAGCGTTAGTATCTTCCCAAGCCCACAGAGCACGGACAACGGCTGGCATAGCAGCTTGGCCAGAGTTGGGATACTTAGTCCAACCACCCAGCTTCTGTGTCAAAGCGCCTTGTACGCGATCTGGGATGAATCGGATCAAATTAGATGTAGAAATGCCAGTCTCATTAAGAGCTGGCGTTTCGTTCTGATCGACGCCGGGGTTGAGCTTGACACTAGCATGAGCCATGTTTTAGCCCCGTGATGGAGTTGCAACGGGTGACGGTGACTGAGAAGTCCACCCAGAAGCCTCAAACTTCTTACGAGCTTCCTCAACAGCAGCACCTTTCAGCAGGGCCTGATACTGGCTCTCATAGCTGACTGCCATCTGCGGATCATCGTTTTGGCGACCAAAGTTGCGTTGATAGGCTGAAATATAGATCATAGAAGCCATAATGAATACATCAGGCAGATATAGGCTGATAAATGTTGTTTGATTTGTTGCTGACAAACTGGCAGGGCGGTATGTGCCGATAATCTCGACCCCGTAACTTGCATCAGGTACTGGGCCAACTAGGAACAAATTGTCATTAAATGGTACGAAATACTGTGGCAAACCACGATCTGCTGAAGCATTTGAACCGTACACTGCGTCCAAGAACTCTTTTGTAGTTGGCAAACAAGGGTTTCTGGTAGCAGTGGAAGCATCGGGATTAGACTGACCAACCGGAGTCAAAATGTTGATTTGTTCACTGACAACGATTGCCCCATCAGGAATAGTCAATTGTCTGTTGCCAGCAGTCAAGCTATAACCTGTTAAGGCGGTAGAGGTAAAAAGGAAGTCAAGATCCCTGTACATACGGTTTTCCGCGTATGTAATCATCTGGGGCAATACAATCTGGAACTCTGTGTTTGTTGACTCAACCACTGCCATAGTGGCAATTTGAGATACATAACTGGTAGTACCAGCCACGCTGCCATTGTACGAAAGACCAGTAGTCATATTTCAATTCCTTTAAATGCTGATTATAGCACTTATTTCTGTCCTTCGCACCATCCCTCTCGGCGGGCATTGTTCACTTTTATCTCTGTAATTGTCAGATCAGTGTCTTTCTTGGACCAAGATACCGGCTTCCAGACGCTGCAAACAGCCCCATTAGTCACGGGCGTTGCCGTCAGACTGGCGCAATTTGTCAGGGGAAGTACCAGCAGCATCACCAGCGCGTATCGCATTTTCCATTCTCCTGACAGCATCCGCAGTTGCAGCGGCCTCAATTTCAGCCACAGCATCAGCCCTAATCTTCCAATAAGCGCCAGCCGCCGCCATGAAAACAATGATTCCTATGGCGACATACCGACCTACGGGGGTGAATAGAAAAGCTATCATACCCCGTGCTTCTCTAAGTTCTGTTTACGCCAGTACCAGATAGCCGCCCCAATGCCGACCACAGCTAACATGATTAGGAAATTCATGTCCTGAGCCATTGCGATAGCTGACCCAAACAGGCCATTGGCCTCCTGAACCTGCGTCATTACTTCTTTCGCAGCCCCGACAGACCCTAAAGCTCCAAGAACAACGGCTCCATTGGCCTGTTTGCTCTCAGTAATGGTTTTGACAGGAACGGTGTCCGGCTCAACCCTTTGGTCTTCCTCAACCACTGGCTTGTTATTTAAATCACGCCACCATTCGGATTCTGCCCTGCGGCGACGAACTAGCCCCGGCAATTCCTTACCTTTGGCCTTAGTCCACTTCATCAGCTCATTAGGGACAGCATCAAAGTCACCTGCATTTACCCGCTTGAGAAGGGTTGAGGATTTTAGGTTGCCGACACCAGCATTATAGCAAAAGTCCACCAGAACATCGAACTGGTGCTGGCTAAGGGGAACCTTGACTAGATCGGCCACAGGCTTCTCGTATTTGACCAAATCTCGCTTTAGGATTTCTTCAGCTTCAGCTTGAGTGATCGTAAGACCTTCAGTGACATCAGGTGCGCCAGCGGCGGAAGTATGGCCGTAGCCAATAGTCCAAATGGCTACAGGGTCTTTGTAAGCCTTTAGCTTGCAGCCCTCAAACTTCTTGAGAAGGGCGTCTATGCCCTGATCTGACATACGCATGATTATCTGCCCTCAATATTGAAATTCAAGTTCTTATGGTCTGGATAAGCAATGATGACATTGCCTTCTGGACACTTGTAAGTGATGCGGGCAATCAGCTTTGCGCTGCCCAAAGCCACACTTTCAGGCTTTTCGATTGTCATTGTGTAGCCAAACTTGTCCACCGTAGGGCTGGCTGGTCCAGAGAACGTGGAGACAGATGAGGATGCCTTATGGACAATGAAATTAGCATCCCGAACTTCAAGGCCAAAAGCCTCAACTGTGCAGTCATCGCGGATCTTTTGCCGCGCAACAACTACCTTGAACTCACCAGAAGCTGGCCCATTTGAGATACTGAAATGATCTCCATCCCATTCTAGGATGTTTTTGGGTCCGGGTTTCATTTTATCATAAATAGAATACCCACCACCAAACAGCGTGACAATTGCAGTTGCAGCCGCAATAGGCTTGGTAATGGAGTCCGCAGAAATCATTTGTCAGCCTTATTGTCTAGCTTATCGTATATACGCTGGAACATATCTTCTATGTGTTTCATTGTTACTTGGAAATCATCTTTTGAAACGTAACTTTTGGGCAAATCTACTTCAATTTCGTGCAAATCCCGTCTTAATTCGTTGACTGCATCATAAATTGATCGGGCAAACCAGCCAATGACCGCAAGTGTTGTCCCACCTGCTAAATTAATCAGCGTCTGCGTGTCCATCAGGCTCATGATCCGTCTCTTGTTTGCCCATTACATACACAAGATTCGCCTGTAATCTAGGGTCATCAGGAGCATGTTCTAAAGCCAGCTTTGCCTGCTCAATAGATATATCAAACAGATTCATATGCCAAGCTGCTATGGACAATAAATCATGCGCCCAATAGCCCCAAACTGCTGGATCGCAAGTATAAACTAGCTGCCGGTCCACAATCTGAAGTGCCCGCATAGACATGGCAAAACACTCAGGCCACCGATTCTGGCGATAATAAAGCATAGCTAATTCGCACCACGGCTCACGGGTATTGGGAGCTTCACCAGCCGCCTGTAGATACCACTTCTCAGCCTCGTACCAGTTGTTCTTCTCGCTGTAGCACTTACCCAGCAGCCTCATGGCGTAACAGCGTTCGTTTTGATTGCTCGCTGCGTCCAGAGAAAGGTACTTGTTCAAAGCAACAATTGCCTCATCCCAACGCTCATAAAACGTCAGTTCACGGCTGTAATAGAAGAAATGGGTAGGTTGGCGGTCATCTTCTTTAACCGCAACTTCCAGTATTTCCATATACTGGCCGCGAGACTTGGTTGGGTCTGGATGATGACTAACCAGCAATTTAGGGACCCAAGCCTTAACTTCTTCCACACGGGCATCAATACGCAGATCTTCGTGACACGGGTGGAACCAGTGATAGCCATGACGGCTGTGGATCTTGCGATAAGGGAACTTAATGCCCATACCCCAGTCAAAATAGTACCAGAGATTAGTGGTTTTTCCCTGTTCCCAAACTTCTTCAATAGCCTCACGCCAACCGGGCTCCAGCACCTCATCCAGATCTAGACTAATACAAACATCTATATCGGCGGGGATAAGGGCTAGGGCAGCATTACGAGCAATGTCGAAGCGCCACGGGCGTACATGAATGTTATGGACTACCGCCCCACAATCACGGGCATAGTCTATAGTCTTGTCAGTGCTTCCAGTGTCTGCGACCAGAATCAGATCAGCATCTTTAGCAGAATTGCAGAACCGTTCGACAAACTGTTCTTCGTTCTTCGCAACAGCGTACACGCATATTTTCAATGGCATGTTACCCCCTATGCCAAATTGATGATCGCGGTCGATGTCTCCCGATCAATCACTAAAACACCTTCGCAAGCCAAGTTCCACTCACCGTAAGCAAACTCATTGTGGCACGGCACATTCACTTTGAAGTTCTTGAAGAGATATTCTTTATCATTTTCAAACACCCGCCACTTGTGGTCTGGAGTGCCACGCGAAGGCTCCCCAGCACTCTTATTGTATCTGATGTGATACTTCATTAGATCACCTCAGCCGCCGGAGCAGGAGGATTGGCAATGACGCTCAGATTGAAATGAATGAATGTCACTGGATCTTCAGAGCCGTTGCGCGTGAATGAGTGTGGCAACCAAGCGTTTGTGAAGATCATGGTCCCAGCCTCTGGAGCCACATTGATCTGATTACTAGCACCGCTGATCTGGGCTATATCAAACTCAGGCAGACTGGCCTGCACCTTTCCGGCGCGGGGGTCATGGAATGTGGCCGCAGAGCCGCCCTGTGGTGATCTGAGGAAGTAAAAGCCGATGATCTGTGAGCCGTAGGGATGAACGTGTTGGTCCATGCCTGAGTATTTGTAGTGGTGCTGGCCCCACATTTCTGTAAATGAGGTGCTAAACTTGGGCATGTCATAGCCCTGACCGCCAAGAATGTTCCACGCCGTGCTGCCGATATATCCGCAGAAGTCTTCTAGGCGCGGGTCTTCAAAGAGATTGTCGGTCATGTAAACAGGGTAAATTTCGTTATGTTGACCCTGTTCTTTCTTGCGCTTTTCAATGTATTCATCAACGACTGGACGAACCGTGTCTAAGAATTGTGGCTTCTTAACTACATAAATAGTCGTAGGAAAACAGTGTATTTGCTCAAGCTCGTCAGTCATACCTTTTCCCCTCAAGGACGACGAAGTTCAGCCTGCATCTTCTCCATGTTGGCAATTTCTTCTGGTGTCAGGTCACGGACAATCCATGAAAAGACCCACTTGCCATCACGAACAAACGGCTCAGGCGAACGGGATACCGTTTGCGTCTTACCGTCATAAGTTGGATCGGCATCAATTTCAACATAGTGAATGCGAAATCCATGCAGTTTATATGCGTCAGTGTTGGGAAAAATCTCAACAAAGTCGGAGTAAGGCGTGTAGCCAAAGCCGGGGTTGTCCCGCATCAGCTCTTCAGCGCCGTAGGGGTATTCGACAAACTGATTGTCGGTCGTTGTTTTGACGTATCCAGTCACGATTTATCCTCCAAGAATATGGGAGCCTGACGAGTAAGAAGGTCCAGACGCTCACTTTTTCCAGCCAGAGCCGTAAAGACTTGCTTGATGTGCGGCACAATCTTTGTCTCGAAGTCTGGGTGGCAGCGCATGGTGTTGAGGTGATCGTGCGGGATATTGCCCTGAGACAGAATGAAGTTCTCCACACGGCCCTGCAACTCACCCAGCCACTCGTCGCGCTGGTGGGCCTCATTGGCCTCCAACATGGGGAGGTGGCCGTATTTGCGTTGCGGATCAAGCTCCGCCATCAGGTCGTTGATGGTCTTCAGCTCCATGATGGCGGCTTCATGGTTATTGCGCCATGTGTCTTCAGCCGACTTGCATTCAATGATGGTGGCCTCAGCGACCATCTTTTCCCACGGCTTTTTGTCGGGGTCAGCGATGATTGCCTCATTCTCCATGATCTTGGCTTCGCGCTTCATCTTCTGCGCTTTGGAGTGTTCGACCTTCACTTCCATGTCTATACGTTGTCCATACAGCAACGCCCAAGCGCCGTCAGGCGTGTAGCAAGAGCCAGCCATGAAGTAGCGAAGCTGAAAGTCTGAATTATTTCGGTGTGGTTTGCTGTTCATGTTATACGTTTACCCCTGTAGTTCCATTTGATGCGGCTGAAGCATTAACAGAAGCTGCACTGGCTGCGGTAGCTGATGCGCTTACACAACCTGAATATGTGTATTTATTGCGGGTAGTTGATGCAACACCACATATTACACCTAAAGCAAATATTCCAATTGTAGCATTTCCAGCGGCAGAACCAGAATATGATGCGGCACTGGCAGCAGTTGCCGAAGCGTTTACACAGCCAGAGTATGTATATTTGTCACGAGTGGTTGATGCACAAGAAGCATATCCTAAAGCAAAAATACCAACAGTTGAGTTACCTGCTGCTGAACCGATATATGATGCAGCACTAGCCGCTGTAGCTGATCCATTAACATCGCCTGAATATGTGTATTTATTACGAGTGGTTGATGCACCAGAAGCATATCCTAATGCAAAAATTCCAACGGTAGAATTTCCTGCGGCAGAACCGATATATGATGCAGCACTGGCGGCTGTTCCAGAAGAAACAACGCACCCAGAATATGTGTATTTGTCACGAGTGGTTGATGCCGCGGTTGTATATCCTAAAGCAAAAATTCCAACAGTTGAATTACCTGCGGCAGAACCTCTAGAGGATGCCACACTTGCTGCTGTAGCGGAAGAATTAAGGCATCCAGAATATGTGTATTTATCGCGGGTAGTTGATGCAACATTGGGTACGCAACCTAAAGCAAAAATACCAACAATTGCCGTTCCTGTGGCCGAACCATTTTGGGATGCAGCACTAGCGGCTGTGGCGGAGGCACTCGTGCAACCAGAATATGTGTATTTATTGCGGGTAGTTGATCCAACTCCAGATACACGACCTAATGCAAATATGGCCAAAGTTCCATAAACATTCCCCGCAACAGGCCACACCCCAGCCTTCTTCCAAGCCAGCATCTGGTCGATTGTCCATATGCCGGGGGCTGTGCCGCACTGGTACGGGCCAGTCGGCGTTGCGGGGCTGTTGGTGATTATGCCGCCTGAGTATGTTCGGGACATTAGATGTTAACTCCGCATGTTCCGTTGGAGGCGGCAGCACCAGCATAAGAAGCAGCACTAGCGGCTGTGGCAGATGCGTTTACATCTCCAGAATATGTATATTTATTACGAGTTGTTGAAGCGGAAGGTGTTGTACCTAAAGCAAAAATACCTGTTATTTTATTTCCAGACGCCGATCCCCAAGTTTGCGCCAATGAGGATGATGTCGCAATAGCATTTGTATCACCTGAATATGTGTATTTATTTCTGATGCACGATGCGGCAGATGTTAAACCTAATGCAAAAATACCAACTGTTGAATTGCCAGTTGCCGTACCCAACCTTGAAGCCGCACTTGATGCTGTTGCCGATGCGTTAACATCGTTTGAATAAGTATATTTGTTGCGAATAGAGGACACAGCGGGAGTACCACCTAAAGCAAAAATTCCAATGCTAGAATTACCTGCCGCAGATCCATTTTTAGAGTTACAACTTGCTGAAGTTCCTGATGCACTTACACAACCAGAGTAGGTATATTTATCACGAGTTGTTGTTGCGGAACATCCCCCCAAAGCAAATATTCCAATAGTCGAATTTCCAACTGCTGATTGATTAGAACTTGCTACACTTGAAGATGTTGCATTTGAGTTGACACAGCCAGAATAAGTATATTTGCATCGCGTTGCTCTACAGATAGTATTGTAACCAATAGCAAATATACCAACCGTTGAATTTCCGGCCGCAGCGCCACCAGATGAGGCTGTCGCCGAAGAAGTTGCACAAACATTCAAACAACCTGAAAATGTATATTTATTACGAGTAGTTGATGCCGTTCCTCCAGAATCATTGCCTAAAGCAAAAATTCCAAATGCTCCGATGGTTATGCCGGTCCAATTATAAGCCGCCACAGCCTGCATCTGCTGCGCTAGGCTCCATACTCCAGAGTAATTAGGCATTATCCATTTACTCCTGAAATAGCAGTTGAAAATCCAGTGACGCCCGAACAAGCATTTGCGCTAGATGCCGTTGCTGATGCGGTTACGCAAGTAGAATAAATGTACTTATTGCGAGTATTTGACGCACCAGCTCCTGCATTACCAAGTTGGAAAACGCCTACTGTAGAGCTTCCAGTGGCTGCTTGATAATATCCAGAAACTGTAGATGATGTTGCTGTTGCGCTTAAATTTGACGAATAAGTATATTTATTGCGTATTGTAGAAGG